CCCAAACTGGCGGCAAACGTTGGGTGCCACATAAACATACAACCTAGAGATGACTTTTCAAGCTGGCGCGAATGGCGCATTACTGAGCAAGAGAAACTGCACTTGAACGGTCGCCCACCTTTCCCAAATGATATGGCTCCACACAACCATGTTGGAGCAGTATTACCCCCGGCTGTTGAACAGCCCGGATTGAAAATTGAACCGCCCATAAAGGAGCAAGAAAATGTTGTGGCAACTGAAAAAACTGTCAACCGGCGAAGCACTAAACGAGCCGCAAAAGCTTCCTGAAAACTGGGGGCCGATCTTTGGTTTAGCTGGTGTTCAAGACCAGCTTGGCGACCTGTCATGGCTTGGTGAAGCGTACGCTGACCAAGGATGGGTTGTTGTGGGCGAAGCCCCTGCCGAACCCGCGCAATCTAGCGCGGCCGACTTAGCTTGGGAGAAAGCTAAACAACTCTTGCGAGACTCAGATTGGTCAATGCTGCCAGACGTACCCATGACAAAAGGCGACAAATCGTTGTGGACTGCATACCGCAAAGGGCTGCGCGAAGTTCGTTTACAGGCTGGGTTCCCTGCTGATATTCAGTGGCCTTCTAAGCCTGAATGAACAAGTACCTGATCCGGTTTAATAAGTCTCGTGGGCAAGAAGGGCGTGGCTCTGAGGCCCACGTTTGGCGCGTGTTTGAGAATGGTGTTGAGCACTTAGCAAAAGACGTCATGATTAACGTGCCAAGCTGGGGCGAATTAGATGGGGCTGACTGGAACATATCTTGCAAAGGTGTCATGCAGAAGGTGCCTGTGGCGGACTTGATAATAATCAACCCCGCAGTTTAGCCATGCGCGATTGGGCTGACCTTTTTATAATTGCAGCCTGTATAGTCGCCTTCATAGTGTGGGGGACGTTCACGATAGTTTGGATTTGGTCATGATCCCAATAGACCCCATAACAGCGCTCGAAGGGTTGCAAAGTGCGATCAGCGTTGTTAAGAAAGCCAGCAAGGTCGCTAGTGATCTAGCGGGATTGGCTCCATCCATTGCGAAGTTGTTCGATGCGAAGAGCACTGCGACCAAGGCCATGCTTCAGGCCAAGCGTACAGGTGGTAAATCCAACCTTGGCGCGGCTCTACAGATTGAGATGGCGCTTGATGAAGCAAAGCGGTTTGAAGAGCAGTTAAAGATGCTGTTCATGCAGGCTGGCCGTATTGACGTATGGAACGCAACCAAGGCTCGTCAAGCTGAAATGGACAGGGACGATGCCAAAGAGATGGCAGAGTTGAAAGCCGCAGAAAAGAAGCAGAAAGAAGCTGAAGCCGAGCAGATGCAGTGGGCTGTCGCCGTTGTGATTATTGTGATGTTCTTGGGCGCAGTGGGCTGGGGTATCAATGAGATTACCGAACTGTGCGCTAAAACAAAGTGTGGTCGATGAATGAGTACCAGAAGCAATTCGATCAGTTTCTCAAAATCTTCGTGCGTATGTGCATTGCGTGGTACGTCGTTGGCTTCCTGCGCTTCCTGCCTGACGAGTTATCAGACAAAATTGTTAACAAGTTTCTTGGAATGATTGGACTAGGATGAGTGACGAAAAGCCAGCAGACGTATTAAGCAAGGTGCTGTCCTATGTGGATAGCCCGTTCAAGCTGTTTGCCCTGATACTTATGGCGGTGTTCGCGTTCTCTGGCTACTTTCTTTGGCAGAATCAAGCGTTTTTGTTTGATGCGTACAAAGAGAACAAGAAGCTCCCAACCATCGCAGAAGACAGGGCTGAAGATGTGGTGGCGCATTTGTTCAAAAACTCAGACGCTACGGTTGTGGCAATCTTTAAAGTCAACCCGTTGTTTGGGACGAGAACTCTGTTCCGTGCGTATACGCGGGAAGGCCGAGACAAGACACATGACGGTTTAGATGTTGGTTTGTTTACACAGAGTGTTGCCAATAATCATGATGTGATTGCGCTAATGGCAAATGAAATACCGTGCGGCGAGTACGCTAGGCCCCAGAGTGAGATAGGTCTTTGGTACATTGAGAAGGGCGTGACTTTTGGTTGCCGTGTCAGCGTCCCCCCAGAGCAAGGCCGGTTTGTTGGGCAGATCACCGTTGGCTGGGACAAAGAGCCTAAAGACCTGAACAAAGCAATTAGTATGTTGCAGATTGCCAGCAGTATGCTTTCAAGGAGTAAACAGTAATGGCTCAGTTTGAACCAGCTTTTGAGCAAATGATTAAAGACGAGGGCGGCTACGTCCTCCATGAAGTGCCCGGTGACACGGGCGGCATGACCTACGCTGGGATTGCCCGTAACAAAAACCCGCAGTGGAATGGCTGGGCGCTGGTTGACAAGAAAGAATTTGGCGGTTCCTTGACTGCCATGGTGCGGGAGTTTTACCGTGTTGAGTTCTGGGACAAGATGCGCGGCAACGAGATTACCAACCAAGACGTCGCCAACAGTATATTTAACTTTGGTGTAAATGCGGGTATGGGCATGGCTGTGAAGCTGGCCCAGCTTGTGGTTGGCGCTACGCCTGATGGCGGTATTGGCGCTAAGACTGTTGAAAAGCTTAACCAGATTACGGACGGCCAGCGGTTCAAAGAGTCCTATGCTTTGGCCAAGATTGCCCGTTATGTTGAGATTTGCAACAAGAACCCCGTGCAGGTTAAGTTCCTCAAGGGCTGGATTAACCGCACATTGAAAGGTCTAGCATGAGCTTACTAGCCGTTGGATCAATTATTGACGCCGTGGGCAAGGTTGCTGGCGACTTGATTACCACTGACAAAGAACGCATGGAAATGGAGATTGAGCAGCGTAAGCTCGATCTAGAAGAAAAGAAAATAGACCAAGCCACAGACCTAGCGCAGATTGAAGTCAACAAGATTGAAGCTGCATCATCCAGTGTGTTTGTTTCAGGCTGGAGACCCGCGATTGGTTGGATTGGTGTGGCGGCTATGGCCTATCAGTTTCTGTTGTACCCGCTGTTTCAATGGGGCTGGAAATGGGCACAGGCAACAGGTTGGGTTCCAGCGGGGTTAGAACCACCGCCAGTACTAGACGCAGACCAGCTCTGGGTGATATTATCAGGCATCTTGGGCATTGCCGGTATGCGTTCTTTTGAGAAGACCAAAGGCGTTGCCAGCAAATAAAGGTAGCCCATGCCATTACAAAAAATCCTGTTTAAGCCGGGCGTCAACCGGGAGAATACGCGCTACACCACCGAAGGCGGCTGGTACGAGTGCGACAAGGTGCGCTTTCGTCAAGGCAACCCAGAAAAACTTGGTGGTTGGCAGCGTATTTCAGCCTACACATACAACGGCGTGTGCCGCTCTCTTTGGAACTGGGTAACGCTTGGCAGTCTGAATCTTGTTGGCGTCGGAACTAATACTAAGTTCTACATTGAAAACGGCGGTTTCTACAACGACGTCACGCCTATTCGTACAACAACTACGCTAGGCACAGACCCTTTTACCGCTAACGGCACAACCACAGTCACAGTAACGGCGGCAAGTCATGGCGCTACAACAGGCTCATTTGTTACGTTCAGCGGAGCAACAGGTACGTACGCTTCTACGTTCAACGCTGAATACCAAGTTACAGTAGTCAACGCCAACTCGTACACAATCACTGTTCCCACTGCTTTGACAGCAGGTTCCTATGGCGGCTCTGCCGTCGTTGCCGCGTACCAATTAAATGCCGGCCCTGCTTTTGCGGTGCCTTTGACGGGCTGGGGCGCTGGTTCTTGGGGCTCCGGTGTTTGGGGTACTGGCGGAACAAGCACGTCCAGCTTGCAGCTTTGGAACCAAATTAACTACGGCGAAGACCTGATTTACGGCATTCGTGGCGGCAACATTTATTACTGGGATGCAACGGCAGGCGTGTCAACTCGCGGTGTTGCGCTCAATACTCGTGGCGGCACGGCCACGTTCACAAACAGTTCCGTTACAGGGCTACCCACAGTCGTGACGTCAACCGTCCTCTATACAGAGGGCGCTGCGCTACAGTTTGCGGCTACTTCTTCTTTGCCTACAGGCATTTCTGCGGCTACCACTTACTACGCTTACCAAGTCGACGGCTTGACGTTTAACTTACTAGACTCTGCTGGCGCTGAAGTTTCAACTACTTCTACTGGCTCTGGTGTGTATGTGTCCAAGATTGTTGATGCGCCAGTTGTACAAAACAGCTTAACAGTGTCGGACTCCTCAAGGTTCATCCTTGTGTTTGGCACAAACGATTACGGCCAGACATCAATTGACCCAATGCTGATCCGCTGGTCAGCGCAAGACGACCCCTACAATTGGACGCCAGACCCAACAAATCAAGCAGGTTTTACGCGGCTGTCCCACGGCTCAGAGATCATTACAACAGTCCAGACACGTCAAGAGATTGTGGTGTTTACGGACTCTAGCGTGTACTCGCTCCAGTACCTTGGCCCTCCGTACGTCTGGGCGTCTCAGTTGCTGGGCGACAACATCTCTATCATTAGCCCCAACTCGGCGGTGATTGCTTCCGGTATTGTTTACTGGATGGGCGTGGACAAGTTCTACTCCTATGACGGTCGTGTGCAAACGCTGAGCTGTGACCTGCGCCGTTATATTTTCCAAGACTTAAATCAAGGCCAGCAGCTTCAGGTTTGCTGCGGTACAAACGAAGGGTTCAACGAAGTCTGGTGGTTCTACCCATCGGCAAACAGTAACGCCAACGACAAGTACGTTGTCTACAACTACCTTGAAAAAGTCTGGTACTACGGCACGATTGGCCGCACGGCTTGGCTTGACTCCGGTCTGCGTGATTACCCATTAGCGGCTACGTACAGCAACAACTTGGTCAACCACGAACAAGGCTTGAACAATGGCCAAGACAGTAGCGTTGTTGCGATTGATGCGTATATTAGCTCGTCTGAGTTTGATATTGGCGATGGCCATAACTTTGGTTTTGTATGGCGCGTATTGCCGGACCTGACGTTTGAGAACTCTGTGTCGGATACGCAAGGTAACCCCGCTTCGGCCACCATGACCCTGTACGGTCTGGCTAATTCTGGTTCCGGTGTAACTAGCACCGCTTCACAGCCTGTGGCCAAGAGCAGTACGTACGTCATCACTGAGCAGTTTACGGGGCAGATATTCACGCGCATGCGCGGCCGCCAGATGATTTTTAAGATTGGCTCTAACCAGATTGGTACGGCTTGGCAGCTCGGCGCACCGCGTATAGATATTCGTCCTGACGGCAGACGCTGATGGCTACAAGCAATCGGATTATCAACCCAGCTCCACCCAACTTACCACTGGGCACGGATCAGTACGAGCGCAGGTATCAGGATCAGTATTCCAACGTTTTGCGTTTGTACTTCAACCAACTTAAAAATGCGTTGGCGGAGTTATTTGGACCAAACGGGGGGCGTTATGTCGAGTTCCCCCACATTGCCGCATCTGATAACGCAACCCAGTATGCAACGGCGGCAAACACACCCACCATCGTTCAGTGGACTACTTTGGATTCCGGTAACGGGTTCACGCTAAACGCCAATAGCACTGCTACAGCACAAGCTTCGGGTGTATACAAAATAACTTATAGCCTTCAGTTTGCGAATAACGACAACGCAGCGCATGATGCGATTGTTTGGCTGCGTGTAAATGGGCTTGTTTCATCCTCGGCTAACGACGTTCCAAACTCCACAACCATTTTTACTGTCTCAGCGCGAAAAAGTGCCGGAGTGCCAACATATGTTGCGGGGTATTCTGAAGTAGTTTTTACACTGAACGCCGGAGACTCTATTGGGCTGTGGTGGGGAGTAACGCAAGCTGCCACTTCTGGTGGCGCAACAGGTATCTACATGCTTGCCGTACCTGCCCAAACTTCCCCTATGACATACCCCGCAGTGCCTTCAGCGATCGGCTCTATAACATTTGTGTCCGCACTGCCAACATGATATTATCAAACAACCCCATTTTGAGAGGCAAAAATGAGCCTGCATAAGTTTGCCGAACAGGTAGCCGCGCAAGGTCGCGGCGACGACTCTTTACTCGTACACATGACGCCGGAAGAAGTCCGGAACTTGCAGCGTTTTGCCGAAGCGAATGGCACGACGCTGACCATCAATCCTACTACGGGTTTACCCGAAGCCGGTCTTCTGTCTGACTTGTTCAAGGCTGTTGCCCCTATCGCCCTTGGCGCGTTCTTAGGCCCCGGCGCGTTTGGTATTGCAGGTCTGGGCATGAGCGCTGGTATGGCTGGCGCGGCTGTTGGAGGCATCACCACTTTGGCAACTGGTAGTTTGTCTCGCGGCCTCATGGCCGGATTGGGTGCGTATGGTGGCGCGGGGTTGGCTGAAGGTTTAGCGGGGGCTGGGACAGCCGCTTTAGGACAAGAAGCAGTGGCTTCGACGGCTTCTGAACTCATGAACGCTGGCGCAGGAGAAGCGCTAACTGGTGAAGCCTACAACACGGCCTTGCAACAAGGCGTCACTGACAGGCTCGCTGCGGCAACTCCACAAGCCACATTTAACGCCGGTATCAGCAGCGTAGCTACTGAACCAATGCAGTTCGCCAAAGATAATTTAAAATACCTAACCGCTGCCGCATCGCCTATTGCCGCAGACTTAATGACGCCCACAACAACCCAGATGCCTGAGTTGGGCAATACAGGTTACATCCGTCAAAAGATTTACGACCCCTACACGCAGACCTACCGCAGTATGGCGCCTGTCAAAGCCAACGAGTGGAAAGACAAGCAGTTCTCTGACATTTACAAAGGCGCTAGTGGCGGTATCGTTGCCTTGGCGCATGGTGGTATGACGGGTTACGCTGATGGCGGCGTCCCCGGATACGCTGACGGTATGCTTGTTGGTGACCAACAAGTGTTTGATTACTTTAAAAATCTTGACCAATCTAAGTTAGCTTCTGGCGCACTAGATTCCCAAATTGCAAAAGACATGCAGACCTACAACGTAGGCGCAGCAGATATTGCACGGATTACGGGTACCCAAGGACTGCAAGGCGACTACGAAAAACGTTTTGTTCAACAGGTAGCGCAGCCCGATACCACAGCAGCGCAGTTCTTGGCGCAGACTTCTGACGTTGGCTTGCAAAATAAAGCCTTGGCCGATGCGCTGGCCGGTTCAGGATTGTCTGCCGCTGCACAGTATGCAGCTACGCACAGTGATGTAGGCACAGGCGGGGGCCTTGCAGGGCTTAGCCAAAACATTAACGCCGCGCTTGCCAACACTGATCTGACTCGAGCCCAAGCACAGACTGAGATGAGCAAGTACGGCTTGAGCGATGCCGATGTACAGCGCGCTACTGGCCAGACTTCAGCACAGATTTTTGATGCCCGTGAAAAAGCAGCCGCAGACAAAGCCGCAGCAGACGCAGCCGCTAAAGCCGCCGCAGACAAAGCAGCAGCAGATGCCGCAGCCAAGGCAGCAGCAGACAAAGCCGCAGCAGATAAAGCCGCAGCAGACAAAGCAGCGGCGGATAAAGCCGCATTAGATAAACTTGCAGCCGATAAAGCCGCAGCAGACAAAGCCGCCGCAGACAAGGCTGCAGCCGATGCAGCCGCCAAAGCTGCCGCAGATAAAGCCGCTGCTGACGCTAAAGCACGAGCCGATGCTGAAGCCGCTGCTAAAGCTCTGCGCGACAAGATTGCCGCAGACAAGGCCGCTGCTGATAAAGCCATAGCCGATGCCGCAGCCGCTGCTAAAGCAGCAGCCGAAAAAGTAGCAGCCGATGCTGCCGCCAAAGCGCTTGCAGATGGTAAGAGTGTTGCCGAAGCTGCCGCAGCAGCCGCTAAAGCCAAAGCAGAAGCCGACGCTATTGCCAAGGCCGCAGCCGATAAAGCAGCCGCAGATGCTGCTGCCGCAGCCAACAAAATTACTAGCGCCGGCGTTGTAAACCTTTATACAGACACTGGCGTTACGCAGAACAAGACGGACACCACAACGCTTGGCCCCAACACGCTTGCCACAACAACGCCCGGCGGCATCACGTCCAACATTACAACCGATGGCCAGTACATTGGTACAACAGGAACTACGTCGCCTATTGGCACTAAAGTTGGTCAAGGCACAATCTCGGGTGTTGGCACAGAAGCCAACACAGGCACGACCGGTCCGATCATTGACTTTGGCGGTACGGCAGGCTTTACAACAGCACCTTTGACGCTGGCTAAGCAACAAATTGCACAGGAGTCCGCCGCCACCAATGCTGCGCAAAACGCACAGCTTGATCTGTACCGTAACTGGGTCACCCAAAACCCCAACGCTACTGATGTTGAGCACGCCAACTTCATGGACAAGATTAACTTGAGCCCTGATGTAGCATCCAAAGCAACGCCGCTGTCTGCACAGCAGATGAAGAACCGCTACTACGACGCCAAGTACAACAAGATGACTGGCGATTCGCAGGCTGCGTACAACTTCCTGATGGGCAAAGGTGCGTACCCAACAAAGTCTGGCGTTGGCGAAATCATGCGCCCATACAGCGAAGCCACGTTGGGCATGCCTGCAAGCACCAACAGAAGGTACGTATTCGACCCAGCAACAAAGAGTTACAGACTGAACCAAGATTTTGTAGGCTCAACTCGGGACGCCAAAGGCGCTGTGAATTACACAATGTCGCCCAGAGAAATCGCCGCATACTTCAGCGCCAATCAAGGCCAAGCGGACAGTTCTACATACGACTGGGCTATTGAGAACGGGTTAAGTCCTGAAGATATTGCTGCCGCTACTGGCACTCCTTTGTCTACTGTTGCCGCTAGATGGCGTGATGCCAAGGCTAAGAAAGAAGCAGCTACTAAAGCTGCGACCGCAGACAAAGCTGCAACCGAATCTAGTTCTGGCCAGATAAGCGACGGCATGGCCGCAGGGGGTATTGCCGGTTTTGCCATGGGCGGTATGCCCATGTACGCTGTAGGTGGCGGCCTCGGTTCTTTGGGTAGCTACTCCGATGGTGGCCGTTTGCTCAAAGGCCCCGGTGATGGCGTGTCTGACAGCATCCCTGCAACGATTGGCGCTAAACAGCAACCCGCACGCCTTGCCGATGGGGAGTTTGTAGTGCCTGCACGCATCGTATCTGAACTGGGTAACGGCTCAACCGAAGCTGGCGCCCGTAAACTCTACGCCATGATGGATCGTGTGCAAAAAGCACGCGGCAAGACCACAGGCAAAAACAAAGTAGCGGCCAACACCCGCGCTGACAAACATCTTCCCGCATAAGGAATAGATCATGGCTGATCCACAAGTATCCCAAATCTCGTCGTCACAGACGACCATCCCTGATTACGCACGCCCTTATGTCGAAGACCTGTTAGGTCAAGCGCAGGCCGTTACTGATATTGGGCAGAACCCCTACATGCAGTACATGGGAGAGCGCGTTGCGCAGTTCACGCCTATGCAGCAGCAAGCCTTTGAAGGCGCGCAAGGCATGCAGGTTGCTCCGCAACTGCAAAAAGCTACGGACATTACAGGTCTGGCGTCACAAGCAGCGCTGAACTACGGCGGCTACAACCCCGGCATGTTCTCTGCCTACACGGTGCAGAACCCCAACTTGAACTACTACCAAGCAGGGCCAGTCTCTAGCGTCTCGGGCAGTAACTTGTCCACGCCAACCATGGCGACCGCGCAGAGTAACTACAACCCAATGCTCCAGCAGTATCAGATGGCGCCCTCACAAGGCGTCACGACGGAGTCTTTTACACGTCCTAGTACGCAAGAAGCGTACATGTCACCCTACATGACGAATGTGGTTCAGCGCCAGCAAGCGGATGCTGCGCGGCAGGCGGCTATTGCCAGTCAAGCGCAAGGCGCTCAAGCTGCACGTTCTGGTGCGTTTGGTGGCAGTGGAGACTACTTGATGCGCGGTCAGATGGCAGGCAATCTAGCCCGTCAAAAAGGCGACATCATGGCGCAGGGTTTGCAAACTGCTTACCAGCAAGGGCAGCAACAGTTCAATACAGAGCAAGCTGCACGCCTGCAAGCAAACCTTGCCAATCAACAAGCCGGTTTGCAAGTCGGTGGGCAAAACCTTGCCGCTATGCTTAGCACACAACAGCTTGGCACACAGACCGGACTGCAAACGGCACTGGCTAACTTGAGCGCAGCTCAGCAAGCCAACGTACAAAACCAAGCGGCGCATCTGCAAACGCAAGGCCTCAACGCACAGCAAGCACTGCAAGCAGCGTTGGCTAACCAACAGACCGAAATGGGTCTGAGCGGCCAGAACTTGCAAGCCAAGCTGGGTGTACAACAATTAGGCGCTGGTCAAGATTTACAGGCGCAACTGGCTAACCAACAGCAGTTAATGCAGGCACAACAATTAGCCGAGCAGTCACGCCAGTATGGTGCTGGTCTGGGGCTTCAAGGTTTGCAGACAGCGCTGACAGGTGCGGGTCAGTTGGGTAACTTGGGCAACATGCAGTACAGCCAAGGCATGGGCATCAATCAGTTGCAGAACCAGTACGGCACTCAGCAACAGCAACAGGTTCAGACTGCATTGAACAACCAATATCAGGACTTCCTGAACTACCAGAACTACCCATACAAGCAGTTGGGCTTCATGTCCGATATGCTGCGCGGTTTACCATTGACTCAGCAATCCTCATCTGTGTATCAAGCGGCACCTTCTATGGTGTCTCAAGTTGCAGGTCTTGGCACAGCAGCGCTGGGTGCAAGTAAACTAATGGCTAAAGGCGGCGCTGTTGATGATCGCCCCGCTGGTCTGGCTGAGTTGGCTATTCATAACATGGGTTGAAGAACATGGCATTACCAAACTCCGAAAAGATTACATCGCAAATTGCGATGTTGCCCGATCAAGCCCTCAAACAGATGGCGATGATGCACAAGAACGACCCGTACGTTCTTCCGTTGATTATTTCCGAAGACGGCCGTCGCAAGCAGATGCGCCAAGCCGCGCAAGCACAGATGGCTGCGCCCCAACCAAAAGTGGTAGATGTGGCCGTAGCACAAATGGGTCAACTTCCGGAAGAGCAAGGTATTGCCCAAATTCCAGCACCTAATATGCAGCGCATGGCTGATGGCGGCATTGCGGGTTACGGAGACGACGCCAACGAAGGCATGGCCATGGGCGGTATGTACGACTACGCCCAGCGTAGCGAACCTGTGCTTCGCATGGCTGGCGGTGGTGCTGTACAACACTACGCTGGTAAAGCAGACAGTTTAGTACGCACAACTACAGGCGGAAAAAGTTGGTTTTTGGACATTCCAAAAACTATTCGTGACCCCAGTGTGCCGTATTATCGTCAAATACCAAACCCGTTGGCAGCATTGGCTGAACAAGAGTTCCCGTCTAAAGACGCCGCAATTCAGGCGTACAACGCAGCCACACAGACGGTGGCCGCAACCGGCCCAACCGTTACTGGCGCAGATATGGGCATGCCTACGGGTGTGGGGCTGCCTGCCGGCACAGACGTTTCGACCCTACAACAGCCTGCGTATGTGCCCCCCAGCGCGCAGCCTAGTGGCGGTAAACCGCCAGCACCCCCTGCTACACAGCAAGGTTTGGGCTCGATTGCACCTTCTACCAAAGTACTTACTGCTGAACAAGCCAAAGAACAAGCCGGTGAGTTTGCTGACTTTGGCGATGCCCGTACAGCTTTGAAGAAACTTGAAACAGATCAAGAATCCCAAAACGCCCGTTTGCGCACAACGCTGGCAGAGGGCTTGCCAAAAACTCCAGCACTTCAAGGTTTGGAGAAGTTGCTTGATAAGCAAGATGCTGAAACAGGTGGTGAAAAAGACAAAGCTGCTGGCTTGGCGTTGTTGTCTGCCGGTCTTGCAATTGCTGGCGGTTCCTCACAATTTGCGTTGCAAAACTTAAAAGAAGCCATTCCTGCGGTCACGCAGTACGGCGAGGCGCTCAAAGACATCAAGAAGATGGAGCGCGAGAGCATGAAGATGCGTGGTGAGATTGAACAAGCTCGCCGTGCTGAAGACCGTGACAACACCAAACTCAAGCTTCAGTTGGAAGAAAAGATTGGTGAGCGCCAAGACAACATCAATAAGATGGGTGTTGAACTTACTTCTAAGATTGCCGGCGTAAACGCAGACGTGGCTTCCAAGTTGTGGTCGACTACATACGACGCGGCAAGCCGCGAAAAAGTGGCCGGCATGCAAGTAAACGCCGCTGCTAATGCAGAGCTTAACAAGTACGAACGGTTGGGCGCTGCAGCCCCCGATAGCGCATTGGCAAAAGGTTTTCAAATGTTCAAACAGGAAGGCGCTGAGCCGACCATGTACGCCAACTACGTTAAGCTGTCGTCAGACCCAATGAACGGTGAAGCCTTCATGAAAAAGTACCCAACTTTTGAGGTATACAAAGCGGGTATGAGTGGCGGTCAAGGCCAGATTTACTCCGACAACAATGTGAACCCCAACGCTGTACGCGCTCGATAATTCGAGACATAATAGCGACACGCGCTTCTTGAACTCCGGCGTCGCGTGGCCGGAAGACAATTCGACTGATAGCAATGGCTAACTACATCAAACTGCCGGACGGCTCATTCTTTCCCGTTGAGGAAGGCGAAGACTACTCATCCGCTATGCGTGCTGCGTACGCAAAGTACCCGGAAGCATTTGGTGTAGAAAAACCCAAAGAAGCCCAAAAAAGCGGCATCACTGGCGCTATTGGTAAAGGTTTTGAGTCTGCTGTCTCTAGTGGCCGCACAGCCCTTGAGTCGCTGGTTGGTTCCCCTGAAGAAGCGGCACAGGCCGCAACTAAGCGCCAAGAAAAAATAGGTGAGAAGTACGCCGAACAGGTCAGCCTTGAAAAAGTCAAGGAAGCCTACAACAAAGACGGCGTTCTTTCTGCTGCCAAGGAAGCCCTTGGCCAAATCCCCGCAGCTATTGCTGAACAAGCTCCTAACTTAGCCGCAACTTTTGGCGGTGCTCGTGCCGGTGCAGCCCTTGGTTCGTTTGCTGGCCCTGTAGGTACAGTTGTTGGCGGTCTTGCAGGCGCAGCACTCCCCTCGCTGATTCAGCAGTTTGGCGGCAATATTGAACGCCAAGCCCAAGAACAAACCGCTCGCGGTGAACCTGTTGATATTGATCGTGGCACTGCGGCAATAGCCGCCGTCCCCCAAGCCGCGTTGGATGTGGCCGGTACGTTGATTCCTTTTGGCGGGCGTCTTGTTAGTAAATTAACCGGCATCCCCGAGAAAGCACTGACCATCGGTACAGGCAATGCGGCAAAACTTGCCGAAGAACGCTTACTGACTACGCTTGCCAAGGGCACTGCCACCGGTGCGTTGGCCGAAGTGCCAACAGAAATTACTCAGCAAATGTTGGAGCGTGCGCAGGCAGGGTTATCCCTAACTGACAAAGATGCTCTGGAAGAATACGGCCGCACAGCATACCAAGTAGGTTTGCTTGCCCCGTTAGGTGCGGCTGGACGACTGTCTTCTAAAGCCGGCGCCAAGCAAGAAGTTGCCGCAAAGCAAGCAGAAGAGAAAAACCTTGCCGCCGCTACTGCATTCAAGGAAGCCGAAGCCAAAGCCACAACGCCTGAAGCGCTTACTCAACTGGATGACCAGTATCGGGCTGCAACGCAGCAGATGGCCGCTATGCAGCAAGATTTGGTCAAGCCCACCAAAGGTGCAACGCCTGAAGAAAAAGCCGCATACGTTGAAGCCAAAAAAGATTTTGACGCCTTCCGCAAGGAAGAGTTCATGCCGCTCAAGCAAGAATATGAAAAGCGCAAGCCGCTGATCGACAAAATGCAGGACGAGCGCCAAGCCGCGCTGGAGGCGCAAGCTGGTGTGGATCAACCCACAGCAGCCAAGTACGCAACCACAGACCTTCCCGGTGCAGCGCCCTATTCTCAGCAGCCAGTCGTTCGTTTGATGGAGCAGCAAGACAACCTGCGCCAGCAGTTTGGTCAACTAGAAGACAGACTGGCCTCCGCCACGCCTGAAGAATACTCACAAATACATCCTGAGTACGAAGCAACTAAAGCACGTTTGGCTGAGATGGGTAGTGCCATTGAGGAGCGCGGCGGTGTGTCCGTGTCCGAGAAAGACTTTGGCAAACAGTTAGCCGCCGAGACCAAGAAGTTCCAAGACTTCCAGCAAAAAGGTGAGTTTGATAAAGCCAAGGAGCAGGCTGACAAGTTGGCCGACTTGAAGAAACGCCAAACCTTGTTTGATGAAATGCGTGTTGCCCGTGAACAGCGCGGTCAGACCGGCGAGTTATTTACCCAAGAGCAAGCGCCTGTTCCTCCCTCTGAGAAGCCTGTTGGCCCAGAGCAGCCAACCACTGTGCCCGGTATTGCAGCAACCCCACAAGAAGCCATGCCGTTTGAACCCAAGGAAGTGCTGGCCGAGACGCCACGTCCCGAAGGTTACGGCATGAAGCCGGTAAAAGAAGCGGTCACACTGCCAAGCCAACGCGATCCAA